TGATAATGTTGATTATATTGTAGGTAAACAGTTAGTATCATATAAGAAGAAGATTAATGAGTTTATTCGACAACAACTACCTGTTAATTCTGCTGAGTTCGATAATCCTTTATTGATTGAATTATGGGGATTAGTGAAAGAATTAAAGGATGATATACTAACAACATTATCACACGATTCACCTATACAAAGTTATATCGGAAACACTCAAATTGATGCAGAAGGTTATGTATTAGAGAACGAATATGGTATGTTTAAAGTAGTAAATAGAGAGTTATTCTCCTATGCTAACTTCACAAATAGTAAGTTTAATTAATGTTTTTAAATATTAATTAAATGTATTAAAAAACATATATGTGTTTTCTATCTCTTCTATGATTGATATCAAATAGTGATACGAATTATGATCGTTAATGTATAGTTAATCCGTCTTATTATCCCTTATAAATGTTGATTCTTATAGTGATCTTAGCGAGCAGATTATAACACTCTCGCTAGAAAATGTCAAGGAATTTATAACATTTTCCCACTATAGTCTGTTTGTTAATATATCAACACAAAAAGACATATTGTGTTATACATAGTATCAATGAACTATTGACAATCCTTTATGATTATTGTATAATAACAGTATAATCTTAAGGGGGTTTCTTATGACTATGTTAACGCAATCTTCGAAGAGTAAATATAGAATAACCTTAGATTTAGATGTGTATAGTGACTTTAATCCTCGTGATATTAACTGGGATAAGTTATTCGACCTAGGAGGAACTGAAGCAGTTAATGCTTACATAGAGAACTTATCTTCCGACTCGTTATAGTTAGTAACTGTCGTCAAATTACAGTGGTTTATATATAACTCTGTAAGGGTTTATGAGACACTATCTAATAACAACTCTAAAGAGATTGTGGCAGAGATAGTAACACTCTAGTCTAGCATATTATCAATAGAAAGTAAAGCAATAAAGGACAGTATACAAACTGTCATATAAGGAATAGACAAAATATTGCAAATGGTTTATAATACTTATAGAAACAAATTAAAGCGGAGTTTATGTCAGAAACTGCTAAAACTTGGGAGGAGTTAAATGACACCGAACTTGAAATCTTCGACATACCAGAGTTACAAACGCAAGAGAAATTCGACTTTAAAAGTTACATCGAAGGGGACACAGATTATGCCTAAAATGATAGAATATCCTAATGAAATATATGATGAAATAGTAACATATTATAACTGGAAATAACCAGTCTATTTGTGTTACATTGGGGAACGAGTTTGCCCTTATAAAGTTACTCAAACTGTCCACTTATTTACTACAACAAAATGTCAGTTAACTTTGCCTATTTCCTTCTAGAAAATGCAAACAATGGCAATGAAATCCTAGCGGTTCTTGATGATATTGTGGAGGTAGATTACACAGCATTATAGTCACTATCTTGTAAATCGTTAATTAACACTTAAGGGGGTTATATTTGCCCCCTTATCCGTTCGTGAATCGACAGTTATTTCGATCCGTTTGTATTAACCCCCCGTCGGCGATAGCGGGCTAAAAAACGATAGAGACCCTAACCTACAGAGGTGACAATTCGAGAGAGATATATAAATTTAAAAAAAATTTCCCTAGGAAAAAAAGTCTTTCCTAGGGTTTTTTATTGGCGATATATAGTATAGTAGTGAAATAACTTTTCTTACAAAAAAATCCCCAGAGGAAAAAATCATGGAAAAGGTTTATCACCTCTATGCAAAGGACAAAGAATTATTTTCGGGCACCAAAGAGAAAGAGTTTGAATCTATGGTGTCAACAGTTAAAGGTATGGTAGGTTTAATGAAGACTGATTATGTCGAAGAAGATCTACATATAGAGATAACCGAAGAGAAATAATTGTTGACATTGTATAGATATTCTGTTAAAATTGATTTGAAGGTATTAAACGATTATGGCAAAAGGATTTACCGTTAAAGCAAAGGCTCCCACAAAGAAGTCTAAAGAACCTGAATGGGATATTGATGCAATCAAAGAAAGAATGAGAGGAAAGAAGATAGTCTTCTGTCTTCCAGGTCGAGGTTGTTCCTTCATTTTCTTAAAGAACTTCGTTCAATTATGTTTTGACATGGTTCAGAATGGTATGAGTATTCAGATATCTCAAGACTATTCTTCTATGGTTAACTTCGCAAGATGCAAAGTATTAGGTGCTAATGTACTACGTGGTCCTAATCAGATACCTTGGGATGGTAAACTAGAATATGATTATCAGTTATGGATTGATAGTGATATTGTTTTTAATAGTGATAAGTTCTGGCAACTATGTGATCTTGCTGTTCCTGCTGAAGAAGAAGAGAGAGAAATTACTGCTGGATGGTATGCAACAGAAGATGGACAAACTACATCAGTTGCTCATTGGTTAGAAGAAGATGACTTCCGTAAGAATGGTGGAGTTATGAATCATGAAACAGTAGATACTATTAGTAAGAGACGTAAACCTTTCACAGTAGACTATACAGGATTTGGATGGGTGTTAATTAAGAATGGCGTATTCGAGAAACTTGAATATCCTTGGTTTGCTCCTAAGATGCAAGTCTTTGAATCTGGTAGTGTACAGGATATGTGTGGAGAGGATGTTTCATTCTGTCTTGATGCAAAAGAAGAAGGATTTGAAATTTGGTGTGACCCTCGCATACGTGTAGGGCATGAGAAGATGAGAGTTATTTAATGACTGATTATCCATCTCTCGCAACTATACAAAAGATTAAGTCAGAACAATTGTGGGATCTTGTTGCGAAGGTTCTCACAGAAATCTCAAAACGAGATAATAAAAGTTATCGAGTATATCACAAAGACGAACTCATTGAATTATGACTTATTTTGGAATCTTTATTATTCTTTCTATTATAGGAGTAGTCTTCTACTTCAATCTTTATAACCCACATTAGGAACATTTATGGCAATTCGTACATCAGCAACTGGCTCAACGACTATTGAAACAAGACCTAAAAAGACTCGTCAAGGTCTTGGTAAACATACTAAATATTCAGCAACGAGTCGAAATGGTAGGAAAAAAAGATACCGAGGACAAGGTAGATAATATCAAAGAGGGGGTTGAAATACCCTCTCTTTTTTTATGTTTTAAAAATCCGAGCGTAGACTCTCAATAAAAACCGAGCGTTTACTCTAAATACTTACTATAACTGTGCTAAATAAACTACAGTAGGAATAGTAGTTAATTTGAATGCCGCTTCAACAAGAAACAATTAAAAGTAGGTACTTTAAAGATATTAGTATGTCTTTTAAGGTGAATCCGATTAACTATGATTTGATATCTGTTTCAAATGAAGCTGCAATATCGAGATCTATTCGTAATCTAGTGTTAACTAATAAGGGCGAAAGACCATTTGAACCTGAAATTGGTTGCAACATTCAGAATTCATTATTTGAGAATCTTGATTTCGTTGCTGCTGCCTCTATTAAATCAACTATTACTTATACGATTGAAACTTATGAACCAAGGGTTAACTTACAAGAAGTTATTGTACAACCCAACTTTGAAAGTAATAGATATGACGTACAAATTACCTATGAAATTATTGGTATGGATGTACCTCCGATTGAAATAGAATTTAGCATTACAGAACCAACAAGATATTAAGTAGATGCCTTTAGTTAATTTCTCTAATCTGGATTTTGACCAGATAAAAACCTCCCTTAAGGATTATGTAAAGTCAAACACGAACTTTACTGATTATGATTTTGAGGGGTCTAATTTATCTACTATAATTGATCTATTAGCATACAATACCTATATCTCTTCATATAATGCCAATATGGTATCCAATGAAGTGTTCCTTGATAGTGCGACACTTAGGGAAAATATTGTATCAATTGCAAGAAATACTGGATATGTACCTCGTTCCGTAAGATCTGCTGTTGCAACAGTGTCATTTGAGTGTGATGTAAGTAATACAGGTAATACACCCGCCTCCCTCACTCTAAAAAAAGGAATTGTTGCGTCAACTGCAGCAACTTTTGGTAATTTTAACTATACTTTTATACTTCCAGAGGATGTTACCACTCCAGTTGTGAATAATATTGCATATTTCTCTAATATTAAGATATATGAAGGTTCACAATTGAATGCACAGTTCACTGTAGACACTTCAAACAAGGATCAGAAGTTTATTTTAGATAATCCCAACATAGATACGTCATTAATTACATGTTCAGTACGAAATACGGAAGAAAGTACTGGTAAATTCATCTATAAATTAACAAATAACCTCTTTGGAGTCACTGATACGAGTCAAGTCTTCTTTATTCAAGAAACTGCGAACGAAAGATACCAATTATTGTTCGGAGATGGCATTTTTGGCAAAAAATTAGATAATTTAAATTTCATAGACGTAGATTATGTCATCTCTAACGGTGAAAATGGCAACGGAATCAATGATTTCTCCTTTGCAGGACGTTTAGTAGACAGTAATGGCACTACTTTCACTGAAAGTATCTCTCCTATTACCACAATTACCCCTTCATATAACGGACAATCAATAGAAACTGTTGAATCAGTTCGAAAGTTTGCTCCTAGAATGTATTCTGCACAAAATAGAGCAGTTACAACAGCAGATTATGAAGCAATTGTACCTAGAATCTATAATGAAGCAGAATCTGTAACTGCATATGGAGGTGAAGACCTTGATCCACCAAGATTTGGTGAAGTTTATATCTCAATTAAGCCTACTTATGGTAATTATGTACCAGATACGGTAAAAAATAACTTAGTTAGAGAGTTAAAAAAGTATAGTGTAGCATCTGTGAGGGTAAATTTACTCGATCTTAAGTATCTTTACGTTGAATATGATACTGTTGCCTATTATAATAGTAATTTGGCACCAGATTCAGCAGCAGTTAAGACTAAAATTTCAACAAATTTAGAAAAATATGCTGATTCTTCATCTATGAACCAATTTGGAGCAAAATTTAAGTACAGTGAGTTCTTAAATGTGATTGATAAGAGTGATTCTTCCATAACTTCTAACATTAGTAATGTTAAAATAAGAAGAAATCTACTTCCAACCTTAAATAAGTTTGTTGAGTATGAATTATGCTTTGGAAATTCCTTCTATGTTGGTGATAGAAATGGATATAATATTAAAACTTCTGGATTTAAGGTGAATGGAATTGCGGATACTGTTTATATTACTGATAGACCTATAGGAAGAAATAAATCTGAAGTTCCTACTAAGGGAAGACTCTTCTTATTCCGTTTAGATGCTGAAAATGAACCTGTTATCTTGTCTGGAAAGATAGGAACCATTGATTATGTGAAAGGAGAGGTTAATTTAACTGCAATAAATATCATATCAACCCTTAAAATAACACCAGAACCACTTATTGAGGTGTCTGCAACTCCTGTTTCTAACGATGTTATTGCAAAACAGGACTTATTTTTACAACTAGATAATAGTAATAGTAAAGTTAATATGGAAATTGACCAAGTTTCATCTGGAACAGATATTTCTGGGTCAAATTATGTTACTACCCCAAGTTATTCCTCTGGATCTCTAGTAAGATACTAAAAATATGAATAAGAGAGTAAATACTTCATTAATAATTCAGAATCAACTTCCTGAGTTTGTTGAAACAGATTTTCCCCTTATTGGAGAATTTTTAAAACAATATTATGTTTCTCAAACGGTACAGAGTGGACCTGTTGATATCTTAGAGAATATTGATCAATATTTAAAAATAGATAATTTAGCTGGTATTACTACAACCACTACTTTATCTAATGATATAAGCAGTGTTGATACTACAATTGATGTTAGTTCAACTCAAGGTTTTCCTGAACATTATGGTCTTTTACAGATTGATGATGAAATTATTAGTTATACTGATAAAACATCAACTAGTTTTTTAAATTGTTATAGGGGATTTAGTGGGATAGAGTCTTATGAAACTCCCAATAGTCCTGATGAGCTTCTTTTTTCTTCTACAGAACAAGATGATCATGTATCTGGAAGTATAGTAGATAACTTAAGTACCAAATTTTTAACACAATTCCTTTTAAAATTAAAAAAACAAATTTCTCCAGGATTTGATAATAGAATTTTAGCAGATGGATTAGATCAAAACATCTTTTTAAAGCAAGTAAAAGATTTTTATAGTACTAAAGGAACGGATGAATCATTTGAGATACTTTTTAGAGCATTGTATGGTAAAGATGTTGAAGTTTTAAAGCCTAGAGAAAGAATGATAATACCCTCCAATGCAGATTGGAGAAATACTAGAGATATTGTAGTAGAACCTATTATTGGAGATATAGAGAAATTAACTAATTTAACTATATTCCAAGATGAAACTACTTTTCAAAATAGTGCATCTGGAACAATTAATAATATTGAACCAATAAGAAGAGGTGAAAAAGATTATTATGTATTAAGTTTAGATTTAACTTCTGTTCTTGGTACATTTTCTATTCATCCTAAGACTAAAATAATAACAGATATCGGAATAGGTGCAGATACCATTGATGTTGATTCAACTTTAGGATTTCCTTCTTCAGGTACTTTAATTGTACAATTTGCAAATGGTACAACTTCTTCAGTTAAGTATACAAATAAAACAGTAAACCAATTTTTAGGATGTACAGGACTTGATCAAAATACTGTAGCAGGACAGGAATTATACTTAGATACTTATGCATATGGTTATACATTACCAAATAAACAAGGTCAAGTAAGATTTAGAATTACTGGTGTTTTATCTAAACTTGATATTCTCGAAAATACTATTGAATATAGTAAATCTGACTTAATTTCTGTAAAAAATTTAGGATTAAAAGCAGATGAAACTAATGTAAGAGCAAATGAATGGATTTATAATATTTCTAATTCCTATGATATTAAAGAAATTTCTTTAGTAGATGTTGGACAGTACATTTATGAAATTACTACTTATAATAAACATGGATTTTCATTGGGAAGTGCTGCTTTATTAAAGAGTAGTACAGGACTTGAATATAATGTTTTAGTTACAAGTATTGTAGATGAATTTAAAGTTGAAATTAAAGGTTCTGGAAGTTTAGATATTTCTTTTACATATAAAATTGAAAAATTAATAAACAAAGTAAATTGTTTGAATTTTCCAGAAATTAATAAGTATACTAGTGATGTTCAAAATGTTTATTTGAATAATGGAGAGGTATATGTTGCTGCCAACTCTCTTCCCAATTATTTAAGTACTCCATTAGGTATACAAGATTATTCAATTACTTTTAGTGGAAGTTTTATTGAAACAGAAGAATTGGTAATAGGTAATCATGGTTTCTATACTGGAGATATAGTTTCATATACTCCTTCTTCTTCTACGGATACTCTTGGAATTCCTACTGGAATACCTTACTTTGTAAAAGTTATTAATCCTTTAACTGTTAAATTAGCATATAGTAGAGCAAATATTTCTACAGGAAATTTCATTACTTTTAATGCAATAGTATCTGATAGTAAATTACAATTAGAAAAATTTAATAATAGAGATATTGATGCACAAAAATTAATTCGTAAAATTGTTCCTGCTGTTTCTAATAATGTTAAGGAAGAAACTAAACCAGGTTCATTAGGAATATTAGTTAATGGAGTTCAGATACTTAATTATAAATCTAGAGATACTTTATTTTATGGTGATATTACAAATTCAATAGTTGCTGCACCTGGTGATGATTATGATGTAATAAATCCACCAGTTGTATATGTAAATGATTCTGTCGGAACAGGAGCTACTATACGAGCAAATGTTATAGGTAATTTAAAAAGAATTAATCTTATAGAACAGGGATTTAATTATACTGAAATTCCCAGTATCTCTATAAGTGGTGGAAATGGCGTAGGTGCTGTCGCAGAAGCAAATCTACTTCCTTATACCTATAAAGCAAGTTTTAATGCTTCTGATGTCTTAGGGGCAGGTCTGACAGTTCCTAATGTAGATCTAATTAATAATGTAATTGGTTTTAGTACATTTCATAAGTTTGAAAATGCTGAAAGAGTTTTTTATCGTACTTTTGATCAAAAAAGTATTATTGGACTTTCAACTGATGCAGAATATTATGTGAAAGTACATAATCCATTAGATGTTTCACTTTACAAAACTGAAAAAGATGCTATTGATGGAACTAATAGAGTAGGATTTGCTTCTACTGCACCTAATGGAGAAGTTGTTGGTCTTTCTACAATTGCTATTAGTTGGGGTGTTGGTAATCATGCATTAGAGTCTTTTGATCAAAAACAAAAAGTAAGTTCTATTCGTATTTTAGATAGTGGATCAGATTATAAGAATAGAAAAATAAGTACTCAACCTACAGGAATTATTACTTCTTTAAATAATGTTAAAATTGTAGATCATGGATTTGAAAGTGGAGAAACTATTAGATATTCCTGTCCCACAGGAACTTCTATTGAAGGATTAGTAGTTGATACTGATTATCTTGTAACTTCTTTAGATGAAGATAATTTTAAACTATCACCTATAGGATTAGGAACTACAGGATCAACATATTTTTACGATACAAAACAATATATTGATTTAAATTCAGTTGGAGTTAGTACTCAGGTTTTCTCAGATCCTCCAATAAATGTAATTATTAGTGGAACAGTTGGATTAACAACTATATTTGTAGGAAGTGCCTCTACTAATAATGTTGCATATGGAGATACAACCTTCTATCCTAAAGATTTTCAAGCAACAATTCAACCTATTTTTAGAGGACATTTACAATCATCCTTTATAGAAAATGGTGGAGTTGGATATGGTTCATCAGATATTATTAATTTCTATAGAGATCCTCAAATCTTTATTAGAAGTGGTGAAGGAGCACAATTTATTCCTGTTATTTCTAGTGAAGGAGAAGTTATAGATGTATTAGTACAGAATACGGGAAGAGAATATAATACTCCACCTCTTCTTACTGTTGAGGGACAAGGAAGTGGAGCAGTATTAACTCCAGTACTTAGTTCTGGTAAGATTATAGAAGTTAAAATTATATCTGGAGGAAGTGGTTATTTTTCTAATGATACTAGTATTGAAGTTACATCTGCTGGTTCTGAAGGAAAGATTGAAGTAGAATTTAGAAAATGGACTGTTAATATAACAGAAAGACTTTTTGCTACAGAAAAAATAACAGATGATGATGGAGTTATATCTACAACTTTAGAAACGTCTGATACTTTACAATATAATCATTTATATGCTCCTCGTAGATTAAGAGAGTTAGTTCAAGGGTCTAAAGTAGTTGGAGGTAAAAAGGAATTTGAACCAGATTTGAAGAAGAGTTTTACTGGTTCTGAAGTTGCTTCTATATTCCATTCTCCTATTATAGGGTGGGCATATGATGGAAATCCAATTTATGGACCTTATGGATATTCTACATCCGAAGGTGGTACAATTAAATTAATGGAAAGTGGATATAAAACTGTTTCAAAAACTAATAGACCATCTGTAGATACTTATCCTGTAGGATTTTTTGTTGAAGATCATGAATATGCAGGAATTGGCGATCTTGATGAATATAACGGTAGATTTGCTAAGACTCCTGAGTTTCCAAAAGGAGTATATGCTTACTATACTACTATAAGTGAATCAAATGAATCTTCTGGACCTTTCTTAGGATTCAGAAAACCTGTTTTTCCATATTTTATTGGTAATAAATTTAAATCTACATTAATTGATTATAATTATCTACCAACATCTAATCAGGATTCTACTAATATTAATGAAACTGGATGGTTTAGAAATACTAGACCTTATGAATTAGATTCTAATACTTCTTCTTATAATTTCTTACTTAACCCAAATTCTATTAAAAAACAATTTACTGAAGTAAAATCTGTAACAAGAGGATCCTTAGATGGATTTGATATTGTTAATTCTGGAGATAATTATAGAATAGATGATAAGATTAGACTTGATTATGAACAATCTGGAGGATTTAAGTCAAGATCTGTAGTATCAGAATTGAAAGGTAAAGAAATAACCAATATTAGTGTAGCATCAACTTCATTTGAATCGGTTGAGTTTATACCAATAGGTAATTCAAGATATTTGGGTATAGCAACAGCACCACATGGACTTTATAATGGAGAAATTATAACAGTTGCAGGTTTATCTACCACTAAAACTGATCTTTTAAATTCATTTAGTGTTGGTATAACAACTTCTACATATCCACTAACACAAGAATTGAGAAATGTAGCAGTTACTGGTGTAACAACTTATGTTAGTGTAAATGGAAATTTATCATCTCCTAGTTTAATGGAGAATGATATATTAGGAATATCATCAGATGGAGTTAATACTGAAAGAGTTAAAGTATTAGAAATTGATAGAGATAATTCTCAAATTAAAATTCTAAGAGAAATTGATGGAACAGTTTCTGGACTTGCTTGCTCTGCTAGTGATAAATTCTATCAAGTTTCTAGAAAATTAGAATTTGATGGAAGTTATGAAAATTTAGAAAAGAGTCAACTTAATAAAGAATATTATTTTGATCCTAAAGATACAGTTGCTCTTGGAACTACTCATGGTGTTGGATTAAGTTCATCATTTGTAGTTGGTCTTACTACCTATACTACTCCAGGTTGGATTGGTACAGGAACTACTACTATTATTGCTTTTCAAGATACAAGAATAAAACCTAATTGGAATAGATTAAGTGGTAAGCAAAAGAGGAAACTCAGGAATAAAGGTAGAAGTAAATGGAGAAAGTATTCTTATAGAAATTATAATGATGGTGGATACGTATCTATCTCTAGTGCTAGAAATGCATCTGGTATAGAATCTTCATCTTTTTATGGAACATTCCCAATTGTATCAATTGCAGCAACTACCATATCTATTGCTTTTGATAGTAGTGCTTTACAGGGAATTGGAGCAACTGTATATCTTGATAAACCAGTTATAGCTAAATCTCCATATAGATCTATTCATCTTCCAGATAATGATTTAAATGATGGAGATGCTTTAATATATAATTCTAACGGTGGTGGAAATATTGCAGTTTCTACAGATGGAACAACAAATAATAATCTTGAAGATGGAAGTATTCTTTATGCAACTGTTATAGAACCAAACTTTATTGGTCTTTCTTCTTCTCGTGTAGCAATCAATACTGGAGGAAGTTATGTTGGATTAGGAACAACATCTAATCTATTATATTTTACTGGTATTGGAACAGGATCCTATCATAGTTTAAAAACAAATTATTCTAAAGTTGTTAAAGGTATTTTAAGTAAGAATACAGTAACTGTATCTACTGCGACTACTCATGGTTTAAGTTTGGATGATACTATAGATTTAGATGTAAAACCAGGTGTATCAACAGATGTTGTTGTTAAGTATAATGATCAAAATAGAAGATTAGTAATTAACCCAAGAACATTTCTTGCTTCTGAAGTTTCTATTCTTGATAATACTATTAGAATCATTAATCACAAATATTCTACTGGACAAAAAGTCATTTACACATCTTCTACTCCTTCTGGAGGATTAATACATAATGAAATTTATTATGTAGTAGTAGTTGATAAAAATAGATTTAATCTATCAAAAACACATTATAATTCTTTACTACAAACTCCAATAATAATTAATATAACTTCTGCTTCTGGTGGAACTATATCACCTATAAATCCACCTTTAGATTTAACTAGAAATAATAAAATAGTATTTAATCTTTCTGATTCTTCTTTATCATATCCTGTTAGTTATGGTTCTACTAATGCATTTAATTTTAGACTCTTTACAGATTCTAAATTCTTAGATGAATTTGATTCTACGACTACAACAGGAACATTTGAAGTTAAATCTATAGGTATTCCAGGAGTTGATTCTTCAGCAACACTTGAATTATCCGTTAATGCAAATATAAAATACCCATTGTATTATAATATTGTTCCTGTAGATACATCTACGGATAGCCCACTTAATGATGTTATAAAAACTTATGTTACTGATTCAGAGGAAATAGTAGAAAATAATAAATTATTCTTTGTTGAAAGTGAGTATAGTGGAATTCATAAGATATCTGGAATAGGAACTACTACTTTCTCTTATACTATTAAAGAAACACCAGAGGTAACTACTTACTTATCTGATAATAATTTTGCTACTGGTATTACTACAACTAATGCTGCTTTTGCTAATTATAATTATACTACTAAATCTCTTAGTGCAGATGGAGCCGTATCTAAAGTTAATATACAATCCAAAGGAAGTTCCTTTAAAACTTTACCAGCATTTATATCTATTGCATCTTCTATTGGTAAAGATGCTTTACTAAGACCAAAAACTACAACTATTGGTAATATTGATAAATTTGAAATTAGAAATATTGGTTTTGATTATTCAGCAGATAAGACTATAGCACCTGCTGGTTCTATTCCAGCAAGTATTAGATTGGATAGAGCAAATATTTTAGATAAAGTTGGTATTTCATCTGCTGGTTTGAATTATACTTTAGCTCCTAAATTAGTTTTAGTAGATCCTATTACAAATTCAGTTGATCCTGATGCTGATTTAAAATATGAAATAGGAGATACACAAGTAAAAATTCTTAAAAATACTAAGGGTCTCTTTTCTGTTTCTCCTAGAATTATTCCCACTCAAAACTCTAATGGTGTTGGTATAAGTTCTTTAACATATAATGATAATACTAAGGATGTAAGACTTTATACAAATGTTGGATATAGTGTTGCTATTGATTGGCCATTTATAGTTGGAGATAAAATTTTATTAGAAAATATAAGTGTTGGTTTAGGTTCAACTGGTGTTGGATTTAATAGTAAAAATTATGGTTATCAATTATTTGAAATTACCTCAATGGATGAGAATATTGGTGGTAATAATGGATCAGTTGTTATTAATCTATCTAAACATCTTAAGGAAGGGGAATATCCAGGAAACTTTAATAAAGATGGATCTGCAGGATTAGCTACTCCTGAAAGGTTATTCCCAATATTTGATACTACCTTAAAGAAATATAATTTCTTAGTAGATGAAATAATTACTTCTGAAGATAAAAGTGGTAAGGTTTTAAAATGGACTTCTTTAGGAGAGTTACTTAAACTTGAAACTAATGATGATTTTAAAGAAGGAGATTTAATTATAGGAGAATCATCTGGAGCTCAAGGAAAAATAATTACTTCAGAACAACCAAAATCACATTTTGATGTAGATTCTTCTTCAGTAGTTAATAACGGATGGAAAGTTGAATCTGGTTTCTTAAATAATGAATTACAGAGAATTTCAGATAATGATTATTATCAAAATCTTTCTTATTCTATTAAATCTGAGATTTCTTATGATAAATGGAATGATGCTGTTACAGTTCTAAATCATCCTGTTGGATTTAGAAAATTCTCAGATTTAGTTGTACAATGTTTTGATGGTTCTTCTGTTGGTATTGGTACTACTCAAGATCAAGGATTATTCAGTATTCAGGTAGATATGATATCTGATGTTAACTTGAATTGTGAATATGACTTTGATTTAGTAAAAGAAAATAGTTTTGAGATTGAAGGTGAGTTAGGTTCTAATTTAGTTACATTCCAAAAAATAATACAAGATTATTCTGAATCTAGAGGAAATAGAGCCTTAGTGGTGGATGATATAAGTGGAGACTTTAATAGTGAGCCTAGATCAACACCATATTCTGCAGTAGATATTTTTACTCTTACTGATGCTAGAGTAAAAAAATATATTACTTATGCTAGAGATAAAAGATATACCGATGAAAGACAAATATTATTAGTTACTCTTCTTCATGACTATAAGGAAGGAAGAACAACTTTTGGATATCTTAATCAATATGGAAGAGTTGATACTGAAACTCCTCTTGGATCTTTTGATTTCTCAGTTTCTGGGGCTGATGGATATCTTGATTGGTATCCTGTTAAGTTTAAGAGAAATGATTATTCTGTAAGTGTTGTTTCTTATGATTTAAAAGGAACAGCAACAGGAATAGGTAGTACGGCATTTGGAGATTCTGTAGTAGCCATTACTTCTTCTATTACTCTTCCAACATCAATGACATCGATGGCAGGAATAGTTACTATTCCTAAGACATTTAATGCATCTAAGGTTATATTAGAATTTAATGCAACTGATGAATCATTCTATGAGTTCCAAGAATTAAATTATGTTTATAATAGTTTTAATGGAGAACTAGAATTATTAGATTATGGTAATTTGACTGCAGAAAGTAAAGTAGCAAAAGCAGGAGTAGGATTAGGAACTTATGGTGCTCGTGTTTCTAGCGATAAAGTTATAGTCGAATTTACTCCACATTCAGCATTGAGTACATCATTTGTATGTAACTCTATGATATTATCTTTTGATGAAAGTAAAACTGGTGTAAGTTCAGTTACTTTTGATACTGCTGATATTTCATCTAAGGTAACAAGTATTGGAGCTACAGAAAAAGCAGGTGAAGTTCCTGGAATTCATACAGTTTCTACATATAATCTTACTGATTATGGAAGTTCTTATTATATGGTAAGTGTTAGTGCTGGTGGAACTATGCATCAGATGTCTGAAGTTGCTGTTGCTTCAACTGCTGGAAGGGTTGATTTAACAGAATATGGTATAATCTTCTCAGATATGGGTCTAGGTACTGTTGGTGCTAATATTAAGGGTACAGATGTTGAATTATCATTTAGACCAATTGCAGGAATAGCTTGTACTGTACAAGTATATCAAAATAGTGTAGGAATAGTAAATGAAGATATTCTTACTACTGAAATACCTTTTAATAATGGAAAAATTCAAAGTGCTTCAGGAAACTATAGTGGAACAGAAAGAGATATTAAGAGAGATTTTAATATTCTTACTAGACAAAATCCTATATTTGAAAAAGAATTTAATAGTACAGAATCCTCAATAGTTAATTTAACGGATAATACTATTATTGTTCCAAATCATTTCTTTGTTAGTGGAGAACAACTTGAATATTCTTATGGTAGATTAGATTCTCCTATTGGTATTGTTACTGCTACTATTGCAGGATTTGGATCTACTGATAAATTACCAACTAAAGTATTCGCAGTAAAAGATGGAGATTTAAAGATTAAACTTGCTGCTTCTGCTGAAAATGCATTAAAAGAGAATCCTACTGTTTTAGATCTTAATGCATTGGGTGTTGGAACTCAACATTCATTCATTTCTACTGAAGGTAGAGGAAAGATGTTGATTACTGTTGATAATGTTATACAATCTCCTCTTGTACAAACAGGTATTGCATATACTCTTACTAATCCTGTTGTGAGAGCAGATAATTCTATTGATGTTAGTGGTATTACTTCAATTTTTGTAGGAGATATTTTAAATATAGGTCAAGAATATCTCTTAGTAGAACAAGTTGGTGTTGCAGGTGCTAATAGAATAGTAGTCCAACGTGGATGGATGGATACTACTATTGGACTTCATGATGGAAATTCAACAGTCACTAAATTTACTGGATCTTATAATGTTAGAGGAAATACTTTAAGCTTTGTTGAAGCACCAAAAGGACTTTCACCAATATCTACAACTACAGGAGATCCTGATAATAGAGACTGGACTGGTATTAGTACTCATGCAACCTTTAGTGGTAGGACATTTACAAGGAGTGGAGTAACAGGAACTGCAGTCACAGCATATAATGGCAATTATATCTTTGATAATATTAGTGAACAATTTAATGGAATATCTACTCAATTTGCTTTAAAACATCAAGGTAATAATTTAACTTCTATTTCTGATCAAAATGCTCTTATTTTAAATAATGCAATTGCTCAACAACCAGCAAGATTTGGTGGTGTTAGACCTATTATAGGAGATTATGAATTATCACAAGTTGGTGCAGCAACTACTATTGGTTATACAGGAATAGCAGTTTCTCAAGCTTATGATCCTAATAATTCTTCTATACCTATTGGTGGAGTTATTGTTTCAGTTTCTTCTACTGAAGGATTTGCATATCAACCATTAGTTTCTGCAGGTGGAACCGCAATAGTTTCTGGATTAGGAACTGTATCTTCTGTATCCATTGGTAATAGTGGTTCTGGTTATAGAACAGGAATATTAACTACTGGTGGTGTTTCGGGTCATAAAGTGAATGTATCTGTTTCTCAAGCATCTCTAGGAATTGCTACTGCAGTTGCAATTGGTACTGCTCTTCAATCGGATGGATATATCACAGGAATTGCTATTACGGCAAGTTCAGGAACGGGATATACTGCATATGTTTCCAATTATAAGAATCCTCAGACTAGTTTATTAGCACCTGTTATTGCTACTCCTGTGGTTACTGGATTCTCTACTATTTCGATTGCTAATACTACTGGTATTAAGTTTAGTAGTGATGTTCCTTCTAGTGAAACTGTAGTTTCTATTGTTGGTGCTGCAGCAACTAATTTAGGTGTAATTGGTATTGGAACTTTCCCAATTAATACTGTTGCAGGTTCGGGTGTAGGAACTGATAAGATTTTTGTTACTACATCTTTATGGCCAACTGGAGTAGATACTTCGAAGTCAAAAATAAAGATTAATAATAAAGATTATAGTATTGTTTCTACTGCTGCAACATATCTTGGTCTAGGAAGCACTATATCGTCTTCTGTGGGCGTTGGTTCTACACTTATAGGTATTGACACCCGTATTATTACACTTGCTTCTGGAGTCGTTGGAGGGGCATCTTCTGGATCTTCTGTTATTATTAAGAAATATGAACCTCCTGTTGTATCAATCGATGCTCCATTATCTTATTCCAATGTTCCTCTAGTATATGCAGCAAATATTGGCCATGGTTCTGAAAGTGGTATTGGGACGGGAGCAAAAGTTGATGTAGTAGTTGGATCTGGATCTAGTGTAGTTGACTTTAGAGTTAGAGATGTTGGATATGGTTATCAGTATGGAGATGTATTAACTGTAGAGGTGGGTGGAAATATTGGTATTCCAACCTGTAATGAACAACCATCTAAGTTTGGACAAAGTTTAGGTGATCCTGGTATTACAACTAACTTCAGACCATTTACATTAACTGTAGATTCTTTAGAACAAGATGAATTTTCTGGTTGGGCATTTGGTCAATTGGAAGTATTAGATTCTCTAGATGATAAATTTGATGGAGAACTTACAACCTTCACTTTAACATTAAATAATGAAGAAAAATCAATTGCTGCTGCTCCAGGATCCAGTGTTGATGTAGAAGCTTCTTTGATTGTCTTTATTAATAATATTCTTCAAGCACCTGGTGGAAATTATACTTTCCCTGGTGGAACTAGAATAACTTTCTCTGAACCACCTAAAAAAGGAGATACTTCTAAGATTTGGTTCTATAAGGGAACTTCTAGTGTGGATGTGGTTGATATTGATATACTTGAAACTGTTAAAAAAGGAGATGATCTTAAGATTAATTCTACTCAATTAAATCGAAAAGAAGATAAGAGATTAGTAAATAGAATAACTAGTCCAACAGATGCAAAAACTAATTCATATTTCGGTCCAGGTGTAGCAGATGATGAAAAATTAAAGAGACCTGTTGATTGGTGTCGTCAAACAGAAGATAAAATTATTGATAATATTCCTGTTCCTAAAGATAGACCTCTTTATGAACCTTCAATTTTCCCAACAACCAATTTAATTAAATCACTAGAAACAAGTGATACAATTGCATCGGTTGAAAATGTAAGAACTGTTTTTGATTCTACGAATGAGGATGCTTCTTCAACTATAGAAAGGAGTATCGAAATACTAAGTCAAGATATTATTACTGGAGCAGCAGCTACTGCAATTGTTAGTGTTGCAGGAACTGTAGTTGGAATAGTTACTTCTGAAATTGGAAAAGGATATTCTTCTGCACCTTCTGTTACTATCTCAAGTCCTGTTGGATTAGGTTCTACACAGAGAGCAACTGTAACTGCAACGGTATCTGCTGCTGGAACTGTTACTGGATATACTATTACATCTCCAGGAACAGGATATAGTACTTATTCTACTGAAGAAGGAAAATGGATTACCCAACCACCTTTAGTCTTAATTGAAGATCCTTCTCCTACTTATGAAAAAGTTAATAATGTTCTTTATAGTGGAGATTTTGGTGTTATTACTGGTATAGCTGTTACTCAGAATATTGATGGAGTTGGTGTTGGTTCCACCTCGTTAGTTTTAGATCTTCATATTCCTATGGATTCCTATCTTAGAGATGCATCTATTACAGGAACTGCAATTACTATGAGTAGTATTGCTTCTGGTTATTATTTTGTTCTAAATAACACTAACGTTGGTAATGGTATTACTGCGGTTTCTTATCCAACAGGAGCAACTGTTGGAGTGGCAACACAATTCTTAGATGGGATATATGAAGCTGCTAGTGTTTCTATTGCTCAGACTGATCTTGCACGAATAGATCCTTCTGTTGGTTCAGGTTTAACATCTATTGTACGAGTAAAAGTTGGTGTTTCTACTTTAAATGGTTTGACTGGAATTGGTACTGGATACATGGGTGATTATAGTTGGGGTAGAGTTGATATGAGTTCTCGTGGAACTTCATCAAACACTTTTGAGATATATAATACTAAGGGTATGGCAGGAATTAACACTTCTCCAATTTTAAGAAGAGTGAATCCACTTAAATCTTCTCAATACTTAACATAAATAAAAAAAAGACCGATAAAAATGTCAGCGATTATAACCGATCAGATTAGAATATTAAATGCTGCAAATTTCGTATCTGCTGCAAGATCTGATTCAAATTCTTATTATACCTTTGTGGGTTTGCCCAATCCTACAGATGTAGCATCTGATTGGAATACTAGTCCTCCTGCACCCAAGGATAGTTTTGAGCAGGAAGATGATTATTGGGATACTATGATTGCCTTGAAAAAGGTTAATGCTGGTGATGTAAAGAGAATGGTTCGTAGGAAAACATGGACTTCAGGTGTGACATATGATATGTATCGTAATGATATTACAAGAACTAATTTATCCAAACCTTCTAATGCTACAAATCTTTATTCGGCAAATTACTTTGTTGTAAATAGTGAATTTAAAGTTTATATTTGTCTACAAAATGGTACCGATCCTGAAAATTCTTCAGGAAGACCATCTTTAGATGAACCTAATTTTACTGATTTAGAACCTAGAAGTGCAGGAACTAGTGGTGATGGATATATTTGGAAATATTTGTATACAATTTCTCCTAGTGATATTGTAAAATTTGATTCTATTGATTTTATGCCAGTTCCTTCTGACTGGTTAACTACATCAGATGCTGGAGTAAGTGTGGTAAGAGATAATGCAGCATTGAGTGGTGAAATAAAGATTGCAACTATAACTGAAAGAGGAGTAGCAGTTGGTCCTCCTAATACTACTTATACTAGAGTTCCTATTAATGGAGATGGAAGTGGAGCAGAAGCTACTATTGTTGTTAATAATAATTCTCAAGTAGAATCTATTACTATTTCAAGTGGTGGTTCTGGATATACTTATGGAACTGTAGATTTAGTTGCAGGTGGAGTTCCTACTGGTACTACTACTCCAACATTTAACGTTATAATACCACCTAAAGGTGGTCATGGATCTAATATCTATAGAGAATTAGGTTCTTTCTATGTTTTAGTTTATTCTAGAATTGAGAATGATGAGCAAAATCCAGATTTTATTACTGGTAATGAAATTGCAAGAGTGGGTGTTGTAGAAAATCCACAACAATATGGATCTTCTACTTTACTAAGTGCACCTAAAGCAAGTGCTTTATATGCATTAAGATTAACAGGTGCTGCTGTTACTACAACTACTTTTACTGCTGATTCTACAATTACTCAAACTATTGGAGTTGGATCTACTGCAGTTGGTCGTGTAGTTTCATATGATAGTACTACAGGGGTATTAAAATATTGGCAAGATAAAACCAATGTTGGGTTTAATACTGTTGGTGCTGCTGTATCTGATCCTACTTATGGATTTAGATTATTTGGATTCTCAGCTGATGTAGGAACAGGTGGAAACATCACTTTAGTTGGTGGATCTACAAATTTGGATATAGATACTGCATTTAGTGGTATATCCACTGTAATAAATAATAGAACGTATTATCTTGGACAAACATTTACGAAAGGGGTTTCGTATCCAGAGTCTAAGAAATATTCTGGAAACATTATATTTGTCGATAACCGACCAGCAGTGACTCGTTCAGTAAATCAAAAAGAAGATATCAAGGTAATTTTGCAATTCTAAAGGATTATGCCACAGGAAACTAATCTTAACGTCTCTCCATATTTTGACGATTTTAATGAGGATAATAATTTTTATAAGGTTTTATTTAAGCCTTCTTATCCTGTACAGGCAAGAGAGTTAACTACTTTACAATCTATTCTCCAAAACCAAATTGAACAATTTGGTAATTCTATGTTTAAAGAGGGATCCATAGTGATTCCTGGTGAAACATCTTATGATTCGGATGTTTCTTCTGTTGAGTTGCAAGGTGAATTTGGTGGAGTTGAAGTATCGACTTATCTTAAAGAATTAGTAGGTACAGTAGTTACAGGTCAAACAACTGGTGTTAAAGCAAAAGTTGAACATTATTTAACTGATGTTGAATCTGAAAGGGGAAATCCAACTTTATATATTGGTTATTTAACTCCTGGAGAAGGAGAAGATGCTCCAATAGTTTTTGCAGATGGAGAAAATCTTATAACTGAATCTGGTATTTCTTTGTCTAATGTAATTATTACATCTGGTGAAAATTTTGCTACAACAATTCCAGTAAATTCTACTGGAAATGGGTCTATATTTAGAGTTTCTGAAGGTATATATTTTATAAGAGGGAATTTTGTCAATATAACGGATCAATTGTTAGTATTGGATCAATATGGAACTACTCCAACTTATCGAATAGGGTTTGATATTCTTGAGGAATTTATAACAGCAGATGATGATTCTTCATTATATGATAATGCACAAGGATTTAATAATTATGGTGCACCAGGAGCAGATAGACTTAAAATAACTGCTACTCTTGCTAAGTATCCATTAGATTCAACTGGTAATGATGGTTTTATTGAATTAACACAAGTTCTTGATGGAACTATACAAAGTTTACCTCAAGGTCCAGAATTCACTGCCATACGTGATGCAATGGCATCAAGGTCATACGAAACTGATGGAGATTATTATATAAGACCATTTGGTGTAGATGTAGAAGAGTGTTTAAATAATTTAGAAGGAAATAATGGTAATTATCTAGCAGGAGAAGAGACCGATGAAGGAAATACTCCTTCAGAAGACTTGATGGAATATATTATAAGTGATGGAAAAGCATATGTTAGAGGATATGAGGTTGAAGTTACTGATCAGATTCGTTTAGATGTAGAAAAACCAAGAACTACAAAAAGAAAGAAAAATAAAAATATTAAATATGAAACAGGAAGAAATGTAACCTTACAGAGCATTTCTGGTACTCCTAAGATTGGAATAGGAAATACTTATACTGTAAGTTTAAGAGATCAAAGAGTTGGTGGTGATTCTTTTACTTCTGGTGGAGATAGTGATTGGAATGTAGCTGCTGGACAAGAAATTGGTGTGGCACGTATGTATGATTTTTCTCTTAAGAGAGGAGGATATGATACCAATAATTTAGATCTTAATAAGTGGAATACATCCTTTTTTGATATTCAGACATATACTACTATAAACATGAATAGGAGGATCACATTACCTGTTCCTACTTATGTTGAAGGAAGATCTAGTGGTGCTAGTGGATATTTAAAGGAATCAGTTAGTAATTCTAAAATTCTTACTTTAACAGATGTTAAAGGTAAATTTGTAAAAAGTGAATATTTTGCATTCAATGGTATAAGTACAAGTGGTATTTCTACAGGAATTACTCAATATGAATTTTCAGATACTAAATCTGTATTCTCTCCTAAATTAGATAGCCTTGGTATAAGTACTTTTAATGCTAATATGGCATTAAAAAGTATTGCTAATTTAGGTCAGGGTGGCATTACTGCTCTTGATGTAACTACAGGTGTAAGTAGTATAACATTACCTGATCCAAATTATTCTGTTATTGTTAAGAATAATGATATTATAAAATTTAAATCTAGTGAATATGATGAACCAGTTCTTGCTAGAGTATCAAAAGTTTTTAGTAATGAATTAACTTCAACTGAATTAACTATAGTTGGTCTTGCAACTGTAACAGGAATTACAACAGGTACTCTTCCTATTGGAACTCCTAATAATTCTGCTAAATCTACACTTAATAATATTAGAATACAAAGACCAAGAGTAGAAGATGTTGATGATTCTAGTTTTCTATTTACATCTCTTCCTAATGCTAATATTTCAGAAATAGATACTAGTGAATCAAAATTAATTATTAGAAGACAATTTAGTGTAGATATTAATAATAATAGTACAAGTGTAACTCTTTCTAATAAAAATGAATCTTTCTTAGATTATCAAGATCAAAGATATACATTACTTCGCACTGATGGTACAATTGAACCTCTTACTGCTGATAAAGTAAATATTTCAACTAATGGGAAAACAATAACCTTTAATGGTTTAGGAACTACAGATTATGGAGCTGATTTAGTAGCTACTATTCTTAAAACAAATTTAACATCTAAAATCAAACTTAGAAATAGAGCAAATAGTTTAATTGTTGATAAGTCAATATATACTGGATCTGGACTTGGAGCAACTACTCTCAATAATGGGTTAGTTGGACCAGGAACAACTACTGGACAGTATCCATTTGGAACTAGAGTAGAAGATGAACTTATTAGTTTAAATGTTCCTGATGTTTATAGAATTTATGGTATATATGAAGCAACTCAACCAGCAGATACACCTTCATCACCTAGAATGACAGTTTCTTCATTGTCTGGTCCTCAAGGTACTACATCTGATCTTATTTTAGGAGAAAGTGTTGTTGGATCTGAGAGTTTAGCAAAAGCAGCTGTAGTTAATTTGTTTAATGATACTACAATTGATATTATTCCCTTAAATGGTGAGAATTTTGTAGAAGGAGAAACTTTAGAATTCGAAGAATCTAATATAACAGCAACATTCCAAGATATGGATGTAAGATCAAATAATATTTCGGAATATTATATATTTGATAATGGACAAAGAAATACAATATACGATTATTCTCGTATACAAAGAAAATCTAATGATCAAATACCATCTCAGAAAATTATAATATATTTTGAAAATGCATATTATGATTCATCTGATAGTGGAGATTTAACTACTGTAGATTCTTATTCTAGTTTTGATTATGGAAATGTTCCATACTTTCATGATGTAAGAAATGGTGATATGCTCGATATGAGACCTAGAGTTTCTGATTATACTGTTGTTGCTAACGGTAGAAGTCCTTTTGAGTTTAGTTCACGTAATTTTACATCTTCAGGAAATAGTGCTGAAAATATTTTAGCAAATGATGAAAGTGTTTTCTTAAAGAGTTTCAACTATTATCTTCCTAGAGTTGATAAAATATATCTTAATGGTAAAGGGGAATTTCAAATTGTAAAAGGAACTCCTAGAGAGGTTCCAATGGATCCTCCTGCTGTTGCAGATTCAATAGAAATAGCAAGAATATTTTTACCACCATATCTTTATAATGTTGAAGATGCTAGTGTTTCTAGATCGAATTATAAGAGATTTAGAATGACTGATATTGCTAGATTGGAAACTAGAATTGCCAATTTAGAAGATTTTTCAACTCTTACTCTTTTAGAAACAGATACTGCAAATATGTTTATTCCTGATTCTACAGGATTGAATAGATTTAAGAGTGGTTTCTTTGTAGATAATTTCTCAAATTTAAATACACAAGATGTTCAGTCTGGATTAAAGAATTCTATTGATCCACAACAATCATTTATGAGAGCAAGTCATCATACTACAGAAATAGAATTGATGATTGGTTCTACTTCTACATTAGGAATTGGAACATTTTCGGATCCATATTGGACTACAGAAGAACCCGATACTATGGGTACTTTAAGTGGTGAAAATTGTAAATTGACGGGTGATACTTTAACTTTAGATTATTCCCACGTAGAGTGGAAAAATCAACAATATGCAACAAGACTTATAAGTGTAACTCCATATTTGGTAAAATATTGGAAAGGAAGATTAAGATTAAATCCATCTATAGATGTTTGGGTAGATCAAGTAAGACTTGAACCAAAAACAGTTAAAGTAGAAGGAAATTTCTCTGCTGTAATGGCAGAACAAGCTAAAATTAATGGAGTTGATCCAGAAACTGGATTAGCACCTCAAATTTGGGATTCTTGGAATACTACATGGACAGGAAAACCTGAATGGAAACCAGCTCTTTCTGCAAAACAAGCTAAGAGATGGGATGCACCTGGCGGAGCAGAAGAATCTGCTGCTACCAAAAAGGCTTGGAAGAAAGCAATGAAGAATGGAGACCATACTGGTAAACATAAGTGGATAGGTGGTAGTAGTAAATACTTTAAAAATGGAACAATTCCAACAAGAGGTTTATATGTTGAAGCTGTTACTGTTAAGAAAGAAAAACTAGGAAGTCAGATTCAGGTCAAAGAGGTTTGGGAAAATGAATCAATGGGGGATGAAATCCTTTCTACAGAAGTGGCGAAATGGATGCGTTCTAGAAATGTTGAAGCTAAAGGTTGGAACTTTAAATCTTTCACTAGACTTTATCCATTTTTACAGGGTAAGAGGATGGAAAAATGGATTACACCTAAACTTGTTGAAATTGAAATGATATCAGGTGTATTTGAACCAGGAGAAAATGTTGCTGGAAGTATGCCTGATTTTATAAGTAATGGAGGCAATCTTAAAGATGAAATTCCAGAAATTACTGCTAGAATTTGTTATCCTAGTCATAGATCTGGAAAAATAAATAGGCTTTCATGGCCAGGATCTAAAGGAATAAAATATGGTCACAAATATAAGGGAAATCCTTATGATAATGGAAAAACTAAAATTCCAAATGCATATTCAACTACTTCTACAATACTTAATATCGATACCCATACTTTAGGAAGATTAGATGGTAATCAGGGTGATAAATCGGGATATATTAGAAAAGGAATGGAAATAGTTGGAGAGAAGAGTGGAGCAGTTGCAAAAGTGACTAATGTTAGAATAGTTACTGATCATAGAGGACATCTTAAATGCTGTTTTTATATTCCTGATCCTAATACTCCTGGAAACCCAAGATGGTTAACTAATGGACCTAAGACTTTTAGACTTACAGATCAGAAAAATAACAAGTGGAAACCAATAGGTATTGTAAATACTGCTGGAAATGCAAAATATGAAGCTAAAGGTACAGTTGAAACTGTACAAGAGAAAATAATATCTGTAAAAAATGCAGTTGTTGAAGAAATACCATTAAAGAAAACAAAAACAGAACTTAAATTTACTGGTAAGTATATTGACCCTCTTGCACAATCTTTTGCATGTGATGATAAAAATGGAGTATTTGTAACTAAAGCAGAAGTTTATTTCCAAGCAAAAGATAAAAATGATATTCCAGTTACATGTCAATTAAGAACAATGGAATTGGGATTACCTACTTCCACTATTCTTCCTTTCTCTAGTGTTGATATTGACCCTGATGATATTGTATTATCTAATAATGCAACTAAATCAACTACTATAGAATTTGAGGCTCCTGTATACCTAGAAGGGGGTAAAGAATATTGTATTGTATTATTATCCAATTCTACAGAATATAAAGTCTTTATTTCTAGAATGGGAGATAATGATGTTAGGTTTAAAGATGAAGAAACTGGAGATAGAGTTAGAGTTAATACACAACCAACACTAGGATCTCTATTTAAATCTCAAAATGCTTCTACATGGACTCCAAGTCAATATGAAGATTTAACTTTTAAACTTTATAGAGCTAAGTTTGTTAAAAATGGAGTTATTAATTTCTATAATCCTAAGAGAGGAATGATGGGTGATAATAGAAATTCTCATGCCCAAAGATTGCTACCAGGTGCGGTTCATTCTGTTGCAAGAAAACTTAGATTAGGATTAACAAAGGGTGGAATTGGAATGGGTGCATCATTCACTGCAATGAAGGAAGGAACTACTATTAGGCAATATATTAATGTAGGTGCTGGTAGTAGTACGCCAACTGGAAAATTTGTAGGAGTAGCAGGAAGTGCTAGTGGTACAATGGAAATAAGTGTACCTGGTGTAGGATATGTTCCAGAAGTAGGTGAACAACAATATACTAATGTTTCTCTTACTAATGTGACTGGAACTGGTAAAAATGGTACTGCTGATATTTACATTAAAAATGGAGTAGCAATTGCTGCAACTATTAGTAATGGTGGATATGGATATCAAGCAGGTGATGAAGTTACTGCAAGTATAGGTAGTAGTGCTCTTGGTAGAAATCTAAGATTGGGTATTGGAACTCTTTCTAGTTTCAATGAAATAATTTTAGATCAAGTTCAAGGAACATGGATTACTGGTGCTGGTTCAACTATGGTTGTTACTGATATTGGTGGATCTGAATATGAACTACTTGAATCTTGGACTACTGCTGGTGTAGAAGTTCCTTCTAAGATTGATAATATTGAAGTTGTAAATGATGGAACTTATATAAGAATTAGTCAAAAGAATCATGGATTATATTCTCCAGGAAGTGTTGGATCTTTATGGGGTATGCATGTTGAAAAGGGTGGAACCACTAAACTTGCTGCTAATTATGATCTTGATGATACTGGATCTGTATCTCTAGTAGATGCATCTAAATTTGTAGATTTTGAAGGACTTCCTGTTAGTGCCTCTAATCCTGGATTAATAAGAATTAGATCTGAATTAATGGCATATAGGGGAGTAAGTAATAATAAATTGACTGGTATCACAAGGTTCATCAATTTAGGTGGAGTTAAGTCCAAACATTGGTTAAAAAGACCTCTTAAAAAGAATAATAATGTTTATAAGTTTGAATTTAATGGTGTTTCTCTTGCTAGAATTTCTATGTGGAGACACCCTGTTGTTTTAAACGATGATCCAAATAAACCAGAAGAATATCCTTTAGGTCTGGATCATTGGTGGCTTAGAGCAAATATGACTGATTTTAGAAATTTAAGAGGTGTAGGTAAGATTACTAATAGAAGTGAGAATCAAACAACTTTACCTCCTTTATATCTAACAGAAACAGGCAATTCGTATCCATCACATTGGGTGTGGGCAACTAGAAATGTACAATTTGAAGCAATTACTCCTCAAGTTGCAATGTCTAATCCTCCTTCATGTTCTGTTGGTGGAAGAATTAAAACCATTTCAGCAACTAGTATAAGTGGAACGGAAGCAGGATACGTTGAACAAGAATATGAAGGTGTACAACTTAATGAAACAAATTTCTTAGATACTCCAAGAATGGTTGCATCTAGATTAAATGAGCAACGTCATCTTAAAAATAATGAAGGAATTGCAGGAGAGAAATCTTTTGATTTATTATTAGAGTTGAATAGAGGTGGTGATAATAGATTATCTCCTGTTATTGATATTACTAGAGTTAGTTGTATACTCACAAGTAATAGGATCAATAGTGTAATTGATGATTATTCAACTGATTGGAAGGTTAAGACCGTAAAAGAAGATCCATCAGCGTGTACTTATGTAAGTACTAGACTTACGTTAGAAACTCCTGCTACTTCTATTAAACTTATGTTGGATGCTTACGTGAATATAAATTCTGATATTAGAGCCTTCTATTATATTAGCAATAATGAAGAGGAGGAACCAGTTTTCACACCATTCCCTGGTTATGAAAATAGAAATAGTTTTGGTGTAAGTAAAGATCCTACTGCTAATGATGGAACAAGTGATAATTTTATTCCTAAAGATCCAGATATAGTATCAATTTCACCAGATCTAACTTCTTATACTTTTAGTGTAAATGAATTACCTGAATTTAAATATTATAAGATTAAACTTGTAATGACTTCTACATCTCAAGCTTCTGTACCTTTGGTGAGAAGTCTTAGAGCAATTGCACTAGCATAATTATGGATCGTTATTCTAAAGTTAAAGGTCATAGTGATTTGAGAAGAGATAATATTACAGGATCTGTAGTTAACTCTTCTCAAACTGAATATAATAATTATATTACACAACGAAATTTCAGAAAATCTGAAAAAGAAAGAATAAATCAAATCGAATCCACAGTTGAGGAAATGAAAGGTGATCTTTCTGATATCAAAACTATGTTATCTCAATTAATAAATAACTAAAAAATAATAAGATGAGTGTATTAAACGTCAATACAATTCAACCAGTAGGAAGTGCTAGTACTGTTACTATCAATGCGTTAGTAAATAGCGATACTTCTTTAAGTTTTGGTGTTAATAGTGATGAAAAGGTTCGCATCGACTCTGATGGGAAGGTTGGTATCAATACTACCAATCCAGGTTATCTTTTAGATATTCAAAAGGATACTGATGCATCGTTATTATTAAAATGTAATGGCACAGGTGCTAGTGATGATACAGTAATGAGGTTTCAGATTGGTGGAACAACTGCAAACAATTATATCTACTTTGGAGATAGTGCTGATACAAATGTAGGGGTTATTAAATATGGTCATAATAATAATTCAATGACCTTTACAACTAATGCGACTGAAAAAGTTCGCATAGAGTCTGGAGGTAATGTTGGTGTTGGAACTAATAATCCAAATAATAAATTACATGTATATGGGGGTATAATAAAATCACAATCAGATCCAGCTGATACAGATACAGATGTTGTACTTTTCACAGCACAGTCTGGATCAAGTGGTGGTGGAGTATTTTCAATTAGAGCAGCAGATGCATCCGATGATAACACAGCCTGGGATATTAAAACAAATGCCAGTGAGGATTTAAAATTTACTATAGGTGGTAATGATGAGGTACTTCGCATCTCATCTGTTGGCAGAGTTTATATGGGTCATACTGCCAGTGTAGCTGCTGGAGGTGTAAATCCTGCTGTCCAAGTACAGGGGGTAAATAATGCCACATCTTCTGTTTCTTTAACTAGAAATAATAACGATGCTGTAGGACCATATCTTATTTTATCAAAATCAAGAGGAACACAAGTTGGTTCTACTACCATTGTTCAAAATAATGATGCTTGCGGTATACTAAGATTTGCTGCAGCAGATGGAACTGATCTCAATAGTAGTGTCGCACAAATAAAGGCAGAGATAGATGGAGCAGTAGGTGTCAATAGTACTCCTGGTGCGTTAATATTTGGTACAACTAATGATGATGCATCATCAGTAGCAGAAAGAATGCGTATTGATTCTTCTGGTAATATAGGTATAAACAACACAAGTCCAGCATATAAGTTAGATGTTGCTGCTTCTGGTACAGTAGTTAGTAGATTTAAACAAAACACCAATGACACTGCTGAAACTGCTGCTGCTATTCTTATAAGACATGCTGGTGCAAGATCGGGTCAAAATGGTTATGGTATGCTATTTCAAAATAGTAGTGGGACTAAAGCAGGTCAAATTGATATAGGAAATAGTACAGTAGGTTATGAGTCAGGTTCTGATTATAGATTAAAAGAAAATGAAGTATCTATATCTGATGCTATAACAAGATTAAAAATACTTAAACCTTATAAATTTAATTTTAAAATTGATCCTTCTATAACATTTGAGGGTTTCTTTGCACATGAAGCACAAGAAGTCGTTCCATATGCTGTTAGTGGCGAAAAAGATGGGGAAGATATGCAAGGAATGGATTATGGAAAATTAACTCCTCTTCTTACCGCAGCATTACAAGAAGCAATTGCTGAGATTGAAACTCTTAAAACAAAAGTTGCTAATCTTGAGTCCTCATAAATAACTAGAAAGTATTGATATGAGTCAACTTAAAGTCAATAGTATAATACCTTCAAGTGGCAGTGTTGTCTCAATTGGTACAGCAACTGCAGGAGTAGAATTTGCACCTCAATCTTATATTGCAGGTCTTTCTACAATTGGTGTAGCAAATACTGCATATGTTGGAATAGTAACTATTCTTACAGGTCCAGTATCTGTCGGTGAAGTGATGATTGATTCTTCCAATCAAATTCACTCAGTTACTAAACTTGGAATAGGAACTGCAGTTCCTGCTACTGCAATTGATGCAGCAAGTAAAACTGATGCTATTGCTCTTCCAAAAGGAGATACATCACAAAGACCTTCGGGGGATAATCCATATCTTAGATATAATTCTGAGATTAGTGCACTTGAATTTTATGATGGTTCAAATTGGGTTGAAGTATTAGTGGATTATTTTCCCACTGGTTCTATGGTAGTAGGTTAGGAGGATATATAAATGGCATCTGGTAATTTAGTTAAGACTCCACAGAGCACTGGAAATAGAAGAGTATGGACTTACTCTGCATGGCATAAAAGACAAAATATAGAAGATAAAGAAACAATTTTATTTTCCAAAGTTGATAATGATAATCAAGAGAGTTTTGGATGGGCTCATGATACAGCAACTCCTCCTTCGGGATTTTATTTTAGAGATGAAACTAATGAATCAGCTGTTAATGGATATACTGTAGGATCTTATAGAGATCAGTCTGCATGGTATCATGTATTGTTGGCACTTGATACTACTAATGAAGATCAAAATGAAAGGTTAAGAATTTTTATTAATGGAGTACTTCGTGGTCCTGAGAATGCTTGGAGTTTTCTTTCAAGAAATGAAAGAATGGCAGTTAATACATTTGGAGCAGAAATACAACTTTTTGGTGGTGGTGATTCTGGTAGTGATGATTTAGAGAATCTTGTATGTGATATGTTTTTTGTTGATGGTCAATGTTTAGGACCAGATGTATTTGGTTTTCATAGACAAGGATATGGAACCGTTGGTTATGGTGGAACTATAAACGTAAGTTATACTGATGGTGAGTGGGTTCCAAAAAAACCAGCTACCATTAAGAGAGATATTGAAAGAAGAAAAGATGGAAATGGTTTTGGTGTTAATGGATTTTATTTACCATTAAATACTCCTGATGGTATAGGAAGTTGGGGAGCAGATTTTCATTGTCCTTTAAATACTATTTTAAATGTTCAAGAGCATTTACCACAACCCAAATCAGGTTTTGCAGCAACTGCTAATTCTGGAATAGGATATACTGATATATTAAGAACTGATCCATATGCATCTAATTTAGTTTTAGCATTACCAATGGTGAAGAATGGTATTCAAACTGGTTTTGGAGATTATTCTCATATTATTAGAAATAGTGGAGTAGCAAAGACTGTAGTTCAGGGAGCAGCATCTATAGGACAAACTGGTGCCTATTATGGATCTGCTGGAATGGGATTTACTGAAGGAATTGGTAAATCTAGTTATGTTGTTAATAATGTTGATTTAAATTTCGGATCAGAAGATTTTTGTATAGAAGGATGGTGTTTTCCAAAAGGTGCTCCTGGTGTAGAAGTAACTTCACCATCTAATCATGATACACTTAAAACTACCAAACTTTTTGGACTTTATAATATGGCTGGTTCTATTAATAGAAGATCGTATATAGTATATAAAGAAAATTCTGGTGGACAAGGTATAAGAGGTATAGTATCAGGTGATGGACTTTATGATGCAGATACTGGTAATACTGATCCTAACATTAACATGGCTTGGGAAGAATGGAATCATTTTGCATTTACTAAAGAAGGAAATACAACAAGAGTATTTCAAAATGGTATTTTAACTGGAATTAATACTCAAGCACCAACTACTTTGTATAATAATACTATTGATAATATTGAGTTTGGTAGTGGTGTGGGAGCAAGTGGTCAAAGCTTTGAATATGGATATCTTAGTGATTTTAGAGTATATAAAGGAGTTGCAAAATATACAGCATCTTTTGATTGTCCAAGACCTGCTAATATGAGGGTTAATACTTCTACAAGTAGTGGAATAGGAACTTATAGAGTATTTCCAGATGTTCCTCGTAATAACTTTGCTACTTTAAATCCAGCATCTGATACCAATGCTATTAATACTGTTAAGTTATCTTATCAGTGTTCTAATTTAAGAGCAGATTGGTCAGCTGTTGCACAAAATGGTGCTACATTTGGTAGTGTAGGAATTAGTTCTGGTAAGTGGTATTGGGAAGTGTTGGTGAACGCTGTGGGTGGAGATCATCCATTTGTAGGTATTTCGAGTGCTGCTGGAATTAGTACTTGTCAGAGTACGGCAAATAATGGTATTGCAGTTGCTAAATGTGGAACTTATTGTGGTGGAGGAGCAAATGGTGCAGGTGGTGGATTTAGCGATGGAGATATTATTGGTATTGCATTAAGTTTCACTGATGCAGGACTTGCTTCTACTTGCACATTCTATAAGAATGGAACTGAAATTGCTGGTGGTGGAATAGAATATTTCAATAATGGGGGAGGTGCTGATGAGACTGGTATTGTTTTTGTACCATCTCTTTCTGGTGTAAATGAATGTCAGATGATAATGAATTTTGGTCAAAATCCTACATTCTCTAATAAGTTAATACCTGCTCAGTCCAAAATACCTGGAACATATAAAGATGATAGTGAATTTGGTACATTTAAGTATGAGCCACCAAGTGGACATTTAGCTTTATGTACTAGAAATTTATATGAACCTACTATTAAACAACCAACAAAGTATTTCTCTCAAAATAACTGGTTTGGTGATGGTACTAATGCACATGCTACAACAGGAATAGGATTTACTTCAGACCTAGTATGGACTAAAACACTAGGTGAATGGAATGTAAATAATTCATGGTGTTGTATGGATAGTGTTAGGGGTGAAAAATTAATATTACATCAAAATTCTACTAGTGCTGAAGCTACGGACGACAATGAAATATTAGCATTTGGTTCTGATGGATTCACAGTTGGAAGTGCTGATCAGGTTAATAAAACAGATGTCTATTATGGTGGATGGGGTTGGAAAGCAGGTGGAGCTCCATCAGTTGAAAAACCATTTATGATTGATGGTGTTGGATATGCAACAACTACTGCTGCTGGTCTTGCTGGTGGAACTAATGATCCAACTTCTGCTTCAATTAATAGGACTTCAGGATTATCAATTCTTAATTATAAGGGAACTGGTGGTAGTAATTTCACTATTGCACATGGTCTCAATAAGACACCTAAATTTGTATTAATTAAATCAAGGAGGACAAATAATTCTTGGGCAGTATATCATCATGGAATTGGTCCTGAATATGGCACAAGATTAAATTATGATAATCCTGCTGTTAAAAGTGCTGATTATTGGAATAATACTTGGCCAACTTCATCTTTACTGACTGTAGGAACTAGTGCTTGGTTGAATGGTGGTACAAGTGTTGAATATATTGCATACATATGGGCTGAAGTAGAAGGATTCTCTAAATTTGGACATTATGTTGGAAATACATCCCCTAATGGTCCTTTCTTATATTGTGGATTTAAACCTTCCTTTGTTATGTTCAGGAATGTACATTCAACTGCTGATGCTGATAACTGGAGAATGTATACTGATAATATAGGTGGACCTCAAAATCCAAATGCTGCATTTGTAGAACCAGATGAAGCTTCTACTCCAGCACGAGTGACCACTCATCCAGTAGATTTCTATTCTAATGGTATTAAATTAAGGGGATCCAATGATGAGACTAATCAAAATCCTGAAGAATATATTTACATGGCTTTTGCTGAATCGCCATTTAAGTATAGTAATGCTAAATAATTAGAAAATAGATCAATGATAGAAACTTCTACAGTTGGTATAGGTAGTACGATCACTTATGAATGGACCGTTCCAAGAATAAGAGTAGTCGGTGAAGTTAATGATAAAATTGATGTAGCAACAGAATTATATGTTAGTTTATCAGCTTCTACTACTTTTGATCATACCTATGTTTCTCTTAGTAATACAGGAATTGGAACTACAATGGTTACTTTTCCTAAGACAGAAAGCACTTCAAAAATAATTGATGTTCCATTGGATACTTCTGGAATATCTACTTCTTTTACAGCATGGGATAGTTTAACGGAAAGTCAAGTTCTTGGTTGGGTTTCTTCTAGTGTAAAGACTACTAATAAGAATGATTTAACTAGTCAAATTTTAGAATCAAAGGATAAAGTTCTCAATCCACTTAAATATGATATAGAGGATAAGAAACCTGTATTCTACAATAACGAGGAATAAGAAATGAGTAGTAAGTTAAATGTCAATTATCTAGGTGCTGCTACTCCAGGCGGTGATATTAAGTTTACTGATCCTATTGGGGTTGCAACCTTCACGTCTCTAGATTTTAATGTTAAATCTATTACTGTTGGTACAGGTGCAACAGTATATAATCCAGAAGATAATGTTTTATGTTTAGGTACAAACGATTCAGAAAGACTTCGCATCGATGAGAATGGAAGATTTGCACTTGGAAATAATGCTACTGTTACTACTGGAAAATTCCAAGTCTTTACAAAGGTAACAGATGCCATAGATATTCTTGCCTTTGATGATGTTGGTGAAGATGCTGGAAGACTTTCATTTTTTAGAAATAGAAATACATCGTATTCAAGTAATACAAAAGTAGCAGAGAATGATATTTTAGGAAGAATTGACTTCAGAGGAATGAACACTGAAGGAACTGATAATTATGAAGTAGGTGCTTCAATTAGAGCAGCAGTCGATGGTGAACCTGGAAGTGGAACTGATGCCAATGATATGCCAGGTAGGTTGATGTTCTTCACAACTCCTGACGGATCACATGGTACTGTAGAAAGACTTCGCATCACATCAGAAGGTAATATTGGTATCGGAACTTCTGCTCCAGCAAATGATCTTCATATCATGACTGGTTCTGCCACGATGAAGTTGACATCAACAGCATCTGCAAACTCTACAAGATTAATTTTAGAATCAGAGGATGATTCTTATGGTGGTATTCATTTTGGTGATCCATCTGATGAAGACGTTGGAAGAATAAGATATTATCATGGTGGTAGTAATCCAAACACTCTGTGGTTTAGTACTGTTGCTCAAGCTAGAGTAGCAATTAATGCTAATGGTAAACTTGGTATCGGAAGTGATGGTATGGGTACTGATTCTTTATGTTGTGATGGTGGTGTAGATATTTGTTCTAGAGGTTATACAGGTGAACCTTCTTTAGTAATTGGAGCAGATACTTCCCATAACAGGAGTCAACAAAGAAGCAATGACCAACAAAAAGATGCTCGTATAGGAATGCCACACTATAGTAATAGTGAAGAACCTCCTTGCCTTATGTCGGCTTTCTCATTTGCATCTTCTACCAGTATGAGATTTGGTGGTGGAACGTCAATGTTGAATGGTGCAACAGACCTTAAATTCTATACTCAGGAAACTAATACAACCCTAAGTGATGCAGATATATACAGAGTTGCTATTCATAAGAAGGGTCTCTATGAATTACGTACTGGAGATAATTCAACAACTACTAGAGGATGGAGACAAGCAATGGCTTATAAAGCATGGGATACGGATAGTGCAGCTGCATTATTTGATCTTCATCTGGAAGGTGGTCATGGAACGCTACATTTAATATGGGAACTTAGGGATTCTTCTACTTCTTCAACAGGTGGAGCAGGTACTAGAATTGGACAAGCTTGGGTATGTTTTAGAGGATCTGGTGCTGATATTACACATGCTAATGTTACTACTGAATCAAAGGCTGTAAATGCTAATGGTAATGTCGCTGATATAACTTGGAGTGCTGCAGTACAAGATACTAGTACTGTAAGATTAACTGCAACTCCTTCACTCGATTCATCTAGTGTAGGTGTATATATTTGGGGTTCAAGTCCACACTTTGCCACCGATAGTTATGGTATCGAAGCATTATAAGATAAATAACTAGAAAAGATTATGGCTGCACCAACTGCAAATATAGTTGTAGATCAAGGTTCTGATTTTAGTACCAGTATTGCTATTAAAAATAGTAATGGTTCTAATTACAATCTAACAGAATGTTCTGTTGATTCTTATATTAAAAAACATGAAACTGCAACTTCAAAAACTGTTTTTAGCGTTGGAATAACTTCTGCTATTGGTGGAGAAGTAAGTCTTTCTCTTACTGATACTCAGACAACTGCTATGAAATCTGGAAGATATTTCTATGATGTTGTAATAACAGAATCTACTGGAAGTAAAGTAAGAGCAGCACAAGGTCAAGTTTTTGTAAGTCCTGGAATAACTACGTAAAATGGCAGAACCACTCATTCTTAAAAACGGAAGTACTATTACTAACAATGTTACTGTAACCAGGTATTCTGGTTTTGGTACTAGTCATAATAGTGTTGTTGGACTAGGAACTACAGTAAGTGTAGGAATTGGAACAACTATCCCCACTTCTTCTAGACTCGCAGTAGTAGGAGGAAATATAGAAATTCAAGATGGTAGACTTGGAATTGGAACTGATAGTATTTCTACACCATTAACAGTAGTAGGAAATTCTATTATTACTGGTATAACGACTGTTGGGTCAGGAACTAGTGTTTCTTTTGACTTTAAGTCGGTAAAGACTAACACATATACTGCTGGAAATGGAAATATAACCATAACACATCCAAGTAGTTATCCAGATTTTATAGTTCATAGTGGTTCTGGAGGAGGTGAGATTGAATTATTCCGTGTAGGAAATGGTCCATTTAGAATAGGTAATAAGTCAGAAAGTTTTTGGTCTTCTGCTGATGAATTAGCAATTGGTAGAGAGACGGGTGATAGAGGAATGACCATTTATAGTGGTACTTCTAATTCTGGAATTATTGCTTTTGCAGATGGAACAAGTGATCCAGCATATAGAATGGGTCAAATTAATTATGACCATAGTGATAATTCTATGGTATTCAAAACAGGTGGAAATACTGAAAGAGTTAGAATTGATACATCGGGTAATGTTAATATTACTGGTATTGTAACTGCTTCTAATGGATTTATAAGTGCTGCTAGTACAACTGCAGTTAAAATTACGGTAGAATCTAATAAACTTATATTTACTGCAGCTGGTATAGGATCTACCTCATTCACTTTATCATAATAATGACACTTCCTTTTTAATTTATAAATAGTTGTTAAAATGGTGTATAATGGCAAAACCTACTACCAGAGAAGAATTATCGCAATATTGCTTGAGGCAGTTAGGTGCTCCTGTACTAGAAATTAACCTTGCAGATGAGCAAATAGATGACCTGATTGACGATACTCTACAACTTTTTTATGAACGTACTTTTGATGGTGCAGAAAGAAATTATATTAAATATCAAATAACACAAGCAGATATTGATAGAGGAAGAGCACCTGGTGGTAAAGCACCTTATGCAGGTATAACAACAACAAATACTTCTACTACTATTGTAGGTGAAACTGTAGATTATAAATTAGAAGAGAATAGTAATTATATTCAATTACCAGAAAGTATTATTGGTGTAGAAAAAGTTTTTAGATGGAATAGTTTTGCATCTCTTGCATCAGGAATAACTCCATTTGGTGGTGGATTTAGTCCTTTATATGGATGGTATTATGGTAATTCGCAAGGATTTAATAAAGATGCCATGTTAAGTTATTTTATGGCAAGAACTTATTTGAGTGAAGTAGATTTCTTATTTAATACAGAAAAACAAATTAGATTTAATAAAAGGAAAGGAAGATTATATATTGATACTGATTGGGGAACTATTGGAGTAGGATCTTATATTATAATTGATGCATATGTAACTACTACAGCCGCAGATTTTACAAGAGTATATAATGATACTTTTGTAAAGAGATACCTTACTGCAACAATGAAAAGGCAGTGGGGAATGAATTTAATTAAATTCCAAGGAGTAAAACTTCCTGGTGGAGTTGAATTGAATGGTCGTCAGATTTATGATGATGGTCAGAGAGAAGTTGATGAGATACGTGAAAGAATGACATATGATTATGAAGAAATGCCATTGGATATGATAGGTTAATATCATGGTACTTAATCCTTTTTTTCAGCAAGGTTCTGCAACTGAGCAGAATTTGGTACAAGATTTAATTAATGAACAATTAAAAATCTATGGAATAGAAGTTTATTATATTCCTAGGAAGTATCTTACTGAGAAAAAGGTAATTAGAGAAGTTGTACAATCTGAATTTAATGATTCATATCCTATAGAAGCATATGTAGAAACATATGATGGATATGAAGGAATGGGACCAATTCTTTCTAAGTTTGGTGTTCAGCAACTATATGATGTTACTTTAATTATTTCACAAGATAGATGGCAGAATTATATACAACCTTTAATAGATGATTTAGACGATATTAAACTTGCTACTAGACCAAAAGAAGGAGATTTAGTTTGGTTCCCTCTTGGAGATAGATTATTTGAAATTAAATTAGTAGAAAAGGAAGATCCTTTCTACATGCTACGTAAAACATATACTTATAAACTCAAATGTGAGCTCTTCCGTTATGAGGATGAAGTTATTGATACTAATCTTGAAACTATAGATGATAATGTTCAAGATTTTGGATATATTCAAACTCTACAATTAGTTGGTATTGGAACAACTGCAACAGCACTTACTTCTCTAACAGATGGTGGTGTTCAATATATCACAATATGGAATGATGGTTATAACTTAACTGATACTACAGTTGCAATATCATCTGCTCCTTCTGGGGGTCGTGTTGCCGTTGCAACAGCGTTTGTTAACCCTGCTGGTGGATTGGATAAGATTTATATTAACGACCCAGGTAGTGGATATACAGCAGCACCAGATATTGTCTTTAATAATACTACTGGTGGTGGAACTATCGCAACTACTGGAATTGGAACTACAGGAACAATCGGAATTGTAACTGTAACTGATGGTGGTTCAGGATACACAACTACTCCAACTGTTTCATTTACTGGAGCAACAGGAATAGGAGTTACTGCAGAAGGTGTTGCTGTTGTAAGTGCTGCTGGATCTATTACTGCTGTTAGAATTACTAATGCTGGTGTTGGATATACTCAAATACCAACTATTACTATTGGTGCTCCATCAGTTATTGGAACAGGTAATTACATCTTTAATGAAATAATTGTAGGAACTTCTTCATCTACTACAGCAAGAGTTAAAGAATGGAATGTTGCTGATAAGACTCTTGAAATTGGTATTATTAACGGAACCTTTAGTGATGGAGAAACAATTAGAGGAACTACTTCAGGTGCAACTTACACACTTTATGTACCTGATACAACAAATCAGAAGTTTGATACTGTTGAACCATTTAATGAGAATAAGATTTTACAAACAGAAGGAGATTCTATTTTAGACTTTACACAGAGAAATCCATTTGGAGATCCTTAGATTTCTAAGTGTGTTAAATAGTATTATATAAAAAGAGGAACTCTATAAAATGTTTGGACATTTTTATCACGAGATACTGAGAAAAATAATAGTATCCTTTGGAACAATGTTTAATGGAATTACCATTAAACACGTTACTGATAACGGTGCATCTTTCAGTGAGATGAATGTGCCTTTGGCATATGGACCAACTCAAAAATTTCTTGCAAGAATTACTCAAGATCCTACTTTAACGAAAGGGGTTCAGATAAGTCTTCCTAGAATGTCTTTTGAGTTTAATGGATTAACCTATGATCCTACGAGAAAGGTAACAACTACTCAAACTTTTTTGACTTCTAGTCCAAATTCAAAGACTAAAACCAAGAAAGTTTATATGCCAGTTCCTTATAATATGAATTTTGAACTTAGCATTTATACTAAGTTAAATGATGATATGCTTCAAATTGTAGAACAGATAATACCATATTTTCAACCATCTTATAATTTAACAGTTAATCTTTTATCTGAAGTAAATGAGAAAAGAGACATTCCTATAGTTTTAGAAAATATAGAGATGCAAGATGATTATGAAGGAGATTTTACTACTAGAAGAGCATTAATATATACATTACGATTTGCTGCAAAGACCTACTTATTTGGTCCTGTACCAGATTCCTCTGCTGTTATTAAGAAAGCAGTTGTCGATTACACTATGCGTCCTGATATGTCTCGTGAAGTTAGATATACTGTTGTTCCAAGAGCAGTTAAAGACTATACAGACGATGTTAAGACTAATCTTGCTGCCAACATAGGACTTGCTGATACAATATTAGCAGTTGATAATGCTTCAGTTATTTCTGTTGGTAATTATATTGATATTAATGAAGAGGAAGTTTATGTTACTAAGGTGAATACCACAGATAATAAACTTACTGTTGAAAGAGGAAAAGATGGTACTACTGTTAAGGAACATGTTAAGGGTTCACCTCTAAAACTTATTAGTGCTGCTGACAATGCTTTAATTGAAGTAGGTGATGACTTTGGATTTAGTGGAACGACTCAAACTTTTGGAGACGGATATGTCTTTAGTCCTTCTTTAGGAACTGATGTAACTTAAATGAATTATCATGAAAAACGACAAATTTTCTAATTTGAATAATGTATTTGATACATCTGAAGAAGAATTTGAAGAAGATTCTTCTGAATTAATTTCTATTGAACCTGAAGTTCAAGATGTTAAAGGAAAACCAGTTGTTGATGATATAACTAAAGATTATGAGTATACAAGAGGAAATCTTTATAGTATAATTGAAAAAGGCCAAGAAGCAATTAATGGAATACTTGAGCTTGCTCAAGAAAGTGAAATGCCTAGAGCATATGAAGTTGCTGGACAATTAATAAAAAGTGTTTCTGATGCTACAGATAAATTGATGGATCTACAAAAGAAACTTAAAGATGTTAATGAAGAAGATACAAAATCACCTACTACAGTGAATAATGCACTATTTGTAGGTTCCACAGCAGAATTATCTAAATTATTGAAAAGTAGTTCCAAAGGAGATTCATAATGACAGAGAATCTAGGAAATCTTGGTGATTTTTTTGATGCCATAGGACAAGAAAAAAAGAAAAAAGAAGAAGAATTTAGATCTGTTGTAGGAGACATTGATCTAGGTGAAATTTTTAGTGGATTAAAGGAAGAAAAGAAAAAAATAGAAAAGAAGAAAAAGAAAGAAGAGAAACAAATTGAAGCATTAGAACAATTTTTATTCAGTGAAGAGGAAGAGAAAAAAGAAGAATCTCCTGTTGAAAATATTGAAGAAGTAATTAATGAAAAAATAGAAGAAGTAGAAAAATTAGAAGAAATTGAAGAAGTTTTAGATGAAGTAATTGAAAAAGAAGATGAAGAAACAATTGATCATGCTATAAAAGTATTAGATAAAATTACTGAGAAGACTGAAGTAAATGAAGAATCTGAAAATCTTAGTGAATTAGAGAAAATTAAGAGAGAATTAGGATATCTTAGAAATATTGTTAATACTCAAGGGGGTGGTGGTGAAGTAAATCTTAAATATCTTGATGATATTGTTGGTATTGCTACAAATGCTTCTGCTTATGACGGTAAGTTTTTAAAATATAATGATAGTATAGGAAAATTTGAATTCACAACCACTGCTGGTGGTGGGTATACATTACCTACAGCATCTGGTAGTACTCTTGGTGGAGTTAAAATAGGTGATGGATTAACAATAAATGGTTCTGGAGTTCTTAGTACGAGTGGCGGTGGATCAACAGGTGTAGGTGGAACTTGGGAAGTAGATAGTGTTGGTATTAATACTACAAAAAATGTAGGAATAGGAGCTACTGCGAAAGAAGGTTATGCATTATATGTTGATGGTAATGCAAATTATTCTGGTATTATAACTGCGACAACTTTTAGTGGTTCTGGGGCAAGTTTAAATTCTATTCCTAATAGTGCATTAGATAACTCTACAGTATCTTATGGTGGAGTAGAACTTGCATTAGGGTCTGCTGATGTTACACCAGCATTTAATTTAAGTGATGCAATTAATTATCCTTATAGTTCTTTAACAGGTATTACGACTGATATAGTTGGAGATACTACACCACAACTAGGTGGTAATTTAGATGGTAATAGTAAGAGTATTTTTAGTGTAGGTGTTCTTACTGCTACTAAATTTGTTGGTGATGGTTCTGGTTTAACTGGTATTGTTGCTTCTGGATCAGGAGTTGTTATTAAAGACGATGATTCTGCTATAGGTACTGCAGGAACTATTAATTTTGGAACCAATCTATCAGTATCTGCTTTATCTGCTGGTATTGTAACTGTTACTGCATCTGCTGGTACTATTGCAGGTATTAGTACAACAGGAACATCATTCTTCAATCAAATTAATTCAACTGGAGTTATTACTGCTACATCTTTTGATGGTTCTTTAGCAACTACTGATTTAACAGGAACCATTACAAATGCTCAATTAGCAGGTTCCATTGCGAATGCAAAGTTATCAAACTCTACAGTTTCTTATGGTGGAGTAGAACTTGCATTAGGTGCATCAGATGCAACTCCAGCATTTAACCTAAGTGATGCTACTAACTATCCAACATCATCTTTAAGTGGCACAATTACAAATGCTCAACTTGCTGGTTCTATTGCGAATGCTAAATTATCCAACTCAAGTGTTTCTTATGGTGGTGTTTCTTTATCTCTGGGTGGATCTGATGGAACTCCTGCTTTTGACTTAAGTGATGCTACGAATTATCCTACAAGCAGTTTATCAGGAACAATAACAAATGCTCAACTTGCTGGATCCATTGCGAATGCCAAGTTAGCAAACTCTACAGTTTCTTATGGTGGAATAGAATTAGCATTAGGTGCATCAGATGCCACTCCAGCATTTAATTTATCAGATGCAACTGGATATCCTTATACATCATTAACAGGAATTAGTACAGAAATTGTAGGAGATACATCTCCAGAACTTGGTGGAGATTTAAGTTTTAATTCTAAAACTATAACTGGAACTGGTGGAGTTAATTTAACTGGTGTTGTTACTGCTACATCTTTTGATGGTTCTTTGGCAACTACTGATTTAACTGGAACCATAACTAATGCTCAATTAGCAGGTTCCATTGCGAATGCTAAATTATCTAACTCAAGTGTTTCTTATGGTGGAATTAGTTTATCATTAGGTGGTTCTGATGCCACACCAGCATTTGATTTGTCCGATGCAACGAATTATCCTACAAGTAGTTTGAGTGGTACTATAACCAATGCTCAACTTGCTGGTTCTATTGCAGCAAGTAAGTTAGCTGGTTCTATTGGAAATAGTAAGTTATCTAACTCAAGTGTTTCTTATGGTGGAATTAGTTTATCATTAGGTGGTTCCGATGCAACTCCTGCTTTTGACTTAACTGATGCAACCAATTATCCTACAAGTAGTTTAAGTGGAACAATAACGAATGCACAGTTAGCAGGTTCCATTGCTAATTCTAAGTTATCTAATGATTCGGTTTCATTTGGTGGAATAGAAGTAGATTTAGGTGCTTCTGATGCCACACCAGCATTTGATTTATCAGATGCTACTAATTACCCTACAAGTAGTTTGAGTGGTACTATAACGAATGCTCAACTTGCTGGTTCCATTGCAAATTCTAAATTATCAAACTCTACAGTTTCTTATGGTGGAATAGAATTAGCATTAGGTGCTTCTGATGCTACTCCAGCATTTAATTTAAGTGATGCAACTGCATATCCTTATACTTCTCTTACGGGTATTAGTACTGAAATTTTAGGAGATACGACCCCTCAACTTGGAGGAGATTTAGATTTTAATTCTAAAGCAATTACAGGAACTGGTGGAGTTAATTTAACTGGTGTTATTACTGCCACTTCCTTAGATACTGCAACTATTAATTCAGTTGCTAATTTAAATGTTGCTAGTAATGCATTAACAATTGGAGATGCTAATGATACAATAACAATTGCTGGTAATTTAACAGTTAATGGAACAGAAATAATAATCAATACTGATAGTTTAGAAGTAGAAGATAGGAATATTGGTATTGCATCAACAGCATCAGGAACAAAATTAGATAATGCTGCTTTAGATGGTGCAGGTATTACAATTTATGGAAGTCAAGGGGATAAGACTTTAACATGGAGTAATTCCAATAGTAGAATGCAATTTAATACTGCACTTTCTGCTACTTCATTTAGTGGTTCAGGTTCTGGTTTAACAAATATACCTAATAGTGCATTAACTAATTCATCAGTTTCTTATGGTGGTGTTTCATTATCATTAGGTGGTTCTGATGCCACTCCAGCATTCGATTTATCTGATGCTACTAACTATCCAACATCATCTTTAAGTGGAACAATTACAAATGCTCAATTAGCAGGTTCTATTGCAAATGCGAAGCTAGCAAACTCAAGTGTTTCCTATGGTGGAATTAGTTTATCATTAGGTGGTTCTGATGCTACTCCTGCTTTTGACTTAAGTGATGCAACCAATTATCCTACTTCATCTCTATCTGGAACCATTACGAATGCTCAACTTGCTGGTTCCATTGCAAATTCTAAGTTAGCTAATGATTCAGTTTCATTTGGTGGAATAGAAGTAGATTTAGGTGCTTCAGATGCTACTCCTGCGTTTGATTTGTCAGATGCTACTAACTATCCCACATCATCTTTATCTGGAACTATAACTAATGCTCAATTAGCAGGTTCCATTGCTAATGCTAAGTTATCTAATTCATCAGTTTCTTATGGTGGAATTAGTCTATCACTAGGTGGTTCTGATGCAACTCCTGCATTTGATCTAACTGATGCTACTAACTATCCCACATCATCTTTGAGTGGAACAATAACCAATGCTCAACTTGCTGGTTCTATTGCGAATGCCAAGTTATCTAATTCAAGTGTTTCTTATGGTGGTGTTTCATTATCATTAGGTGGTTCAGATGGTACTCCAGCATTTGATTTAAGTGATGCTACGAATTATCCAACATCATCTTTAAGTGGAACAATAACTAATGCCCAATTAGCAGGTTCTATTGCAGATTCAAAATTAAGTACTATTAGTACAGCAGGTAAAGTTGATCTTGCTGCTTTAGAGATAGATGGTGGAACAGATATTGGTGCTGCACTAGCAGATGCAGATTTGTTTATAGTAGATGATGCTGCAGGAGGTACGAATAGAAAAACTGCTGCATCTAGAATTAAAACATATGTTGCAGATATAACTCTTACTACTGCTGCACAAACTAATATAACATCTCTTGGAACTTTAAGTGCAGTAACTGTTTCTGGTGATATAACTGCTAATGGAAATATTACTGGGGATGCTTCGACAAATATATCTGGTATTAGTTCAGTAACTGCAAGTACTTTTTATGATACTGCTGGAAACTCAATATCGGGAGGAGGATTCTCAGCTGATTCACAAGAGAATTTAATAGCAGGTACTAATGCTGGTGCTTCATTAACCAGTGATTCTGATTCTAACGTTCTTATTGGAAAAGATGCTGGAGATTCTCTTACGTCAGGAAAATATAATGTAGCTATTGGATTAGATGCTTTACAAGCACAATCATCTGATCAGGATAACGTTGCCATTGGAAGAATGGCTGGATATAATAATGCTAGTGATTATAATGTTTTTCTAGGATATCGAGCAGGTTATGGAGCAGGTGCAAATGGCAATATTGCTATTGGTAAGTTTGCTGGTGAAAGTGCTGCTGGTGATGATATAGCACTAGGAAATAATGCTATGGGTGGAAATTCGGGGGGAAGAAATATTGTTATAGGTATGAGTGCTTTTAGTGCTTCTACTAGTGATGCATCTTATAATACTGTTGTAGGGGACGTAGCTGGTAATAGCATGGCTCTTAGTGGTAAATATAATGTTCTTTTGGGAACAAGAGCAGCCCCTGATGCTGTAGGTATAAGTAGTGTTTGTGTTGTAGGTCATCAAGTTGGTAATGCAGGTGTAGTTACTTCATTCTCAATACCAGGTATAGGACTTACAATAACTAGTGTAAATGATGCTAATACATCAGCAAGAGTTCTTGCTGGATTAACTATTGGAGGTACTCTTAGTGCAGGTGGATTAACTTACCCAAC